ACGAAGCTGTATAAACATCTTGTTAAATTGTTAAAAGAAGAGGAGTTTAGTAGCGAATGTATCGTTTTAGAACACAACGTAGCCACTATTATGGAGGTTCAGCATCAAAATGGCTTCAAAATAGACGTAGATGGAGCCACCACACTCTATCAGAACATAACACACAAGATGGGGAAGATAACGGAGGAGCTGCAGAAGGTGTTTCCACCGATAGTGGAGGAGAGATGGTCAGAGAAGACAGGAAAGCAACTGAAGGACAAGGTGACTGAGTTCAACGTAGGCTCTAGGAAGCAAATAGCAGAACGATTGCAGGCTGTTGGTGTTAAGTTTAAACAAACAACTGACAAGGGAGCTACTATAGTCAACGAGAAAGTGCTAGAAAAGATTGACATGCCTGAAGCGCGTATGATTTATGAATACTTAATGCTTCAGAAGAGATCAGCACAGATTGACTCGTGGCTGTCGTTCGTTAGAGACGGTAGGGTACACGGCAAGGTCATCACCAACGGCGCTGTAACAGGACGTATGACGCACCACAGCCCCAACATGGCTCAAGTGCCGTCAGTAAGTGCAGAGTATGGTAAGGAATGCAGGGCACTGTGGACTGTCGATGCGGGAAACAAGTTGGTTGGTATAGATGCCAGTGGTCTTGAGCTGCGTATGCTGGCACACTACATGCAGGACGATGGCTACACTAATGAGATACTGAGCGGTGACATACACACTGCCAACATGAAAGCAGCAGGCTTAACAGATCGTAACCAAGCTAAGACATTCATCTACGCCTTCCTGTACGGTGCTGGTGCTGCAAAGATTGGTGAGATCGTTGGTGGCGGCTACAGGGAAGGAGATAAACTTATAAACTCATTCCTACGCAACACGCCAGCACTTGACAAGCTACGCAAGAAGGTAGCAAGACACGCAGCTTATGGCACACTACCAGCACTAGACGGTAGACGCTTGCGCGTCAGAAGCGAACACGCAGCACTAAACACACTACTACAGGGTGCTGGTGCTATTGTAATGAAACAAGCATTGATTATTTTGTATAAAAACTTGACAATGTATGAGATACCACACAAGCTAGTAGCGAATGTACATGATGAATTTCAAATAGAAACATCAGAACCATTTGCACACGTTGTAGGTAAAGGAGCAGTAAGAGCTATCCAGCAAGCAGGCGAACATTTCAACCTGCGCTGCCCGCTGGACGGTGAGTATAACATAGGTAACAACTGGGCAGAGACTCATTGACAAAAACCACTAAGTGTAGTATAATATTATCAATTTAACAAAGAGGCAAAAACCATGACAGAACTAAAACCAGTAACACTAAACTGCGAAATCTTTTGGGCTTCTATGCAAGAGCCTAACCGCATGTCTAACAAGTATCAGATTGACCTAGGCAACCTATCAAAGGCTGCTGCTGATGCTTTAGAGATGCGTGGCATCAATGTTCGTCGCAAGGACGGCCAAGGTGACTTCATCACTGTAAAGTCTAAGAACCCCATTCGTGCTTACGACAAAGACGGTGAAGAAATCAAAGGTGTATTAGTAGGAAATGGCTCCATTGGGAAAGCTGTAATTGGCTATTACGACTGGAAGAACCCAGCAGGACAACAAGGACGTAGCCCTTCGCTGATGAAGTTGGTCATCACTGACCTAATCATCTACGGCGGCGGCCCAGAAGTTAAAGAGGCTGATCTGGAAGAAGCGTTGTGATTTTAATTGACGCTGACATCTTAGCCTACCGCATAGGCTGGTCATGTAACTCAGAAGATGAAAGCACAGCCGTCAGAACTCTTGACGGCTTTATCATCGACCTTTTAACCATACACTTAGGAGCTGACGAAGAAGACTCTGAATACGTCCTCTATCTAACGGGTAAAGGCAACTTCAGGAAAGAGTACGCTGTCACAGCAGGGTACAAAGCAAACAGGAAAGACAAAGAGAAGCCAGTGCATGTACAGGCGCTACGAGACCACATGATTGCTAAGTGGGCTGCTGTAGTAACTGAAGGCGAAGAAGCAGACGATGCTATTGCTATAGCTGCTACCAAGTATGGCGACAAAGCCATCATGGTGTCATTAGACAAGGACTTCGATCAAATAGAAGGCTGGCATTACAACTTTGTAAAACGCAGTAAGTACTATGTAACCAAAGAAGAAGGCTTAAACTTTTTCTATCGTCAAATACTGATGGGTGACCGCATTGATAACATCATAGGCATCTACGGCATTGGAGAGAAGAAGTCAGCGAAGCTGCTAGAGGACTGCAAGACAGAGAAGGACTACTACGACAAGTGTGTAGAGTTACTAGGCAGTGAAGAACGTGTCCTAGAGAACGGCAGACTGTTGTGGCTGCGGCGCTACGAAGGCCAAATATGGGAGTTTAAAAATGATTGAACTAGAGGTTACAAAACAACACGTAGTTAAGGCTGAAAAAAAGTCTAGAGAGATGGGCGTGTTAAATAACAGTATAAGACAAGGAAGAGGAAACATTTGCGGCTTTGTTGGTGAGGCTGTTATGCAAGACTACCTTAACGCCAAGGAAGCTAACACGTATGATTACGATTTAATAACAAACGATGGTAAAAAAATAGATGTAAAAACCAAACAAACTAAAGTAAAACCCAGAGATTACTATGACTGTAGTATCTCTAACTTCAATACAAAACAAGGATGTGATTACTATGCCTTCGTTAGAGTCAACAACGAGTTAACTAAGGCTTGGTTTTTAGGTTTAGTAGACAAAGACGCTTACTTTGAAAACTCAAGATTCTTAAAAAAAGGAGAAGTTGACGGAGATAACGGCTTTGTTGTCAGAGCTGATTGTCATAACCTTAGCATCAACAAAGTTTGGGAAATGTCAAAACATGCGGAACAACGGTAGATGGACAGACGCGCGTTTTAAATCCTTCATTATCTCAGCCTTGCGTGGCGCTCATGGTAAGTGGGGCGTTAAGCACGATGCTAAGAAGAAGGCTTGGGTCAGCAGAGGTGTGTACAAATGCGCCTCTTGCGCCAAGCTAGGGCCAGCTACATTGCCACCACTTGAAGGAAATAAGCGCAAACGAAACAACGCAGCAGTAGACCATATAAACCCTGTAGTTGATCCAGTAGTAGGCTTTGTTGACTGGAACACTTACATCAACAGGATGTTCTTAGAGATAGATGGTTATCAAGTGCTGTGTTACAAATGCCATGCTGAAAAGACAGCGGCAGAACGACTAAGAAGGAAAAAGAAATGACACAAGCAACTAGAGTATTAGATTATTTAAAAGAAGGAAAAACTTTAACATCTTTTGAAGCGTTTACAGAGCTAGGTATTACTAGACTAGCTGCTAGAGTTTTTGAGTTAAACGAAGAAGGACATTCCATAAAAAAGAACACAATTAAGAAAATAAACAGATGGGGTGAAAAAATGTCTTTTGCTCAGTATTACTATGACGGAGACGAGTAATGACTAAACATTTATTGATACCAGACACACAAGTAAAGCCAGACCAGTCTGTCGATCATCTTCGTTGGGCTGGTCAGTACGCAGCAGAGAAGAAGCCAGAAGTTATTATTCACATTGGCGATCATTGGGACATGCCTAGCCTCAGCAGCTATGACGTAGGCAAGAAAAGCTTTGAAGGTAGACGGTACATCAAAGACATCGAAGCAGGTATAGCAGGCATGGAAGCCTTTTTAGAGCCTATACGAACTGAGCAGGCACGTCTGAAGCATAACAAGTGGAAGCAGTGGAACCCTCGTATGGTGTTTACACTAGGCAACCACGAGAACCGAATAACACGCGCTGTAGAGTCTGACCCAAAGCTAGACGGTCTGTTGAAGTTTGAAGACCTGAAGCTTGAAGAGATGGGCTGGGAAGTTATACCGTTTCTACAGCCAGTGGTTATTGACGGTATAGCCTATTGCCACTACTTCACCAGCGGTGTCATGGGCAGGCCTGTCAGCAGCGCCAAGCTGATGTTGACTAAGAAGTATATGAGCTGTGTTATGGGACACGTCCAAGATAGAGACATAGCCTACGGACGCAAAGCAGACGGTACTAACATGCTTGGTTTGTTTGCTGGCATCTACTACAGACACGACGAAGACTACTTGACACCACAGACCAACGGAAGCTGGGCAGGTATCTGGATGTTGAATGAAGTAGCCAACGGAGGTTGTGACGAGTTACCAGTTAGTATAAACTATCTGCAACAACGCTACGGAGATTAGCAATGTCATTGACTTATTATGAGCTGCTAGATAGAATGGAACAGTTGGACGAGATTACGTTAGTAGAGATACTGGAGCTAACATCTAAGGAAATAGTTGCAGCTTTTTCAGATAGAATAAACGATAATTTTTATGAATTAGTAGAGGATTTTGAAGATGAGCATTAACTCAACAACACCAGAAATGTGGGACGCACTACGTAAGAAGCATTCGCCTATTGAGAACAACTTGCTAACAAACGCACTAAAGAGCTACGCAGCAGAAGCAGAGAAAGAAGCTGAAGACATGGTGACAGCACCGCGTCATTACAACACAGGCAACATAGAGTGTATTGATGCAATAGAGGAGTCCATGTCCAGT